TCTCTATCTAAAAATAATAAATATAATCATTACATTTATTATTTTTGTATTTTGTATTTTGTATTTTGTATTTTGTATTTTGTATTTTGTATTTTGTATTTTGTATTTTGTATTTTGTATTTTGTATTTTGTATTTTGTATTTATGATCTATTCCACACTTCATCAACCAGACTGTACTTAATACATTTATCTGCATCCCACCATAAATCATGCTTTAAAATTTCAGATAGTTGCTTTTTAGGAATAGAAGCATGCTCAACATAAATATCTTTTATTCTTTTCATGAACATGGTGTTGTTTGTGAAATCATCTTCTAATTCCGACATTTTACCCCAATAACTTGAAGAAAGTTGATGTATTAACATGTATGCATTCGGTCTTATGTAACGTGTTTTACCAACTACACTCATTATTGTACCGGCAGAAGCAGTAGGTCCATCAATAATAGTATGTACGGGTACTTTGCACGACTGTATGACGTCGACCGCTGTAAACGCATCAAACAGGGATCCACCAAATGAACTAATATGTAAGTATATTGGAATTTCGTCCAAGCTATTTTTATGAGCAGTGACTATATTGTCGATTTCACATTTACGTATAAATTCGATTAATTCGAATATATTCTGACGATCCACTTCAGCATAAAAGTAAATATGATTATTTTCGCGCGTTATCTTTTTTGTATAGGAATCATCTGCATAAGTTGTATCATCATCATCATCGTCTTCGTTATTCTTGATGAAAATGTGCGTCTGCTTGCTTTGTTTACGTGTCGTAATACCTTTTGGAAAACTTTTCAACATATTTTGATGATCAACCTTAAACGAAACGCAACCGAATACTATCTGTATACTACGAAGTATTCAAGTATAATTATGATTATTATACTATATCATTATAATGTCTTTAATTGGTTTTGAACAGGTAACGCAACTAGATGTGTGTTTTAAATAATATTTTTTACAAACATCTTACAAAATATAGGATGGGAATTTATCCACATTCATAATTTTCTTATCCTTGTTTTTAATCTTGTCCACATTGTTACGAGACAATTTATAAAAATCGAATACTTCATTTTTTATTTGATCTTCTGGGATTGCAGAATGAATTGTGCGAGCAATCATTTTATATAGTTTGAATTCGGGATATCTTTCTTCTCCATTCATTTTATATAAAATATTCCTTCCCTTGTCATCTGTTAACCAAGATGAAACCATCTTGATAATAGGGTTCTTTCGGGTTATTTCTTCTTCCATTTCCAGGTCTTCTATGAAATAATCATAAAGGCAACATGCTAGTCTACACAAGTCAAAACTTTTATTTGGCAATACCTCTTGTTTCTTTGAATTATAATATGGACCGAAATTGTATTGTGATCCTGCATCTCCACGTTCGTGAAAGCTATTGCTACATATGAGTTTACCCTTAAATTTATAGATTGCCCTACCGAAATCAATAATTTTGAATATTCTCCCAAAAGTAGGGACTTTGTAAGTAATTTCATTTATCTTGTAATATAGATATTGTTTGTCTGTTTGAGTGAACATTATATTATTTGTATGGAGATCATTATGAGTAAAATCAAAACATTTTTGGTATACACTTAAAATTGTAATAACCTGAAACAAACATGCATTCCACTCCACGTCGTTCAACATATTATTCATCATCAAATAATCAAGAGTGTTGTCACATTTCTCCATAAATATGGCTTCTACTGGAAAATCAAACAAACTACACATTATTTCTTCTTCTTCGGATTCGTCACTAGACGATGAACACGTAGAGTATTCTTCATCTTCATCTGAAGCGTCTGAAGCGTCTGAATCGTCATCTTCAGCTTCGTTATTTGTCATGTCCTCTTCATCATCCGTAGTGTTAGAGCTGTTGGAGCTGACAGATGATGAATTGCGTGAGGAACATGACTTTGCATTCGCGTGGCACGCATTCACCGGCGCCGCCGCGGGTGTATCATTGACTAAATTTGAATTCGTGAAAATGGATAAGTTTTCTTCGGTTAATTCTTCTGCTTCTATGAAAGATGGTACGTTTTCTATTTTTGAATCATGTACATCTTCTACTGGACTTAAAATGACATTTGTTAAATCTGTAATTTCATCTAATAATACATCGTTACTTGAATCGGGTGATTCTATTATCAGTCGGGATTTGTTTTTTCTGGAATTCGCATTAAAAATTTCTCTATGTGCTGAATTACGAAATGAATATAATTTGTCCAAGTTTTCATGAAAACAATCACTATCGATTAAATAATCAATCTCATCTACTATGTTATATTTGAATTCTTTTTTCGTTCCTAGACACGAACCGTAGAAGTCAATGCCATTCAAAAAATTATGTTCGTTTAACAAGATGCTGCTTAGAAAGGTGAAGAAACCATCTGTATATGGAGTATTGTTAGTTTCGTATGAAATTAAATTCTTGAATTTTTCATTGTTGATATTTTCAAAACTAGGAATTGATCGTAGAACGTCAATATCCACATCTTTGTATTTATTAATCATGTACTTTACAGGATCAATCAGAGGAGCAAATTTGAGGAAAATATTTTTTTTTACTTTTTCTCCTTGTGGATTGTCTGATAATGACAAGGATGCTGAATAAACTGTCGGTAACGTTTCCTGTTCCTCGATCTCATCACGAGATTCCAGAGTATCTGAGGTAGACGTGTTATGTTTATCTATATGCAATTGGTCCAATACGTAACGATGATTCAAAGAAATGCTATTATAATTGGTTGTATTCAAAGAAAAGTATAATTGATACAATGGTATATAATGTTTTATGTTAGTTAGCAAACAAGAGGGATGATTTTCTAAAGAACGTTCTAGGTTAGCATAGTTATGCTTTTTGTAGTTTAGTAAAAATGATGATGACGATTCGGAATTCATTATTTAATCTGTAATTATCTATACAATATCAAGTGTCTTATAACTCCTAATGAGATTCCTTAATATTCATTAAAACGAATAAAATAAAGGGATGCATGGCGACCTGATCCTGACGTTTACGTAGAATATCAAACAATATTATATGTTAAATATGTACCAAGTATATTGATATAATTCATTGTACATTTTTTGCAATGACATTAGATTTAAAGAAGTTTGATATGAGAGATATAAGTTTTCGATGTGATGAGGCACAAGGTCCCGTAGTAGTTCTTATAGGAAGAAGAGATACTGGTAAAAGTTTTCTTGTTAGGGATTTGCTCTATTATCATCAAGACATTCCGATCGGAACTGTTATATCAGGAACAGAGGCAGGAAACGGGTTTTTTAGCGCCCATGTACCTAAGTTATTTATTCATGATGAATACAATACCAGTATTATAGAAAACATTTTAAAAAGGCAAAAGGCTGCTTTGAAACAAATAAAGAAGGAAAAAGAAACGAGAAATAAAAGTAACATAGATGCAAGAGCGTTTGTCATCTTGGACGATTGTTTGTTCGACAATAAATGGACCAAAGAAAAGATGATGCGTTTATTGTTCATGAATGGTCGTCATTGGAAGATAATGTTAATAATTACAATGCAGTATCCATTGGGTATACCTCCTAACCTTAGAACTAATATTGATTATGTTTTCATTTTGAGAGAGCCATATATGGCGAATAGGAAGCGTATATGGGAAAATTATGCTGGCATGTTTCCTACGTTTGAGTCTTTTGCGCAGGTCATGGATCAATGCACAGAGAATTATGAATGTTTAGTTATCAATAACAATGCGAAATCAAATAAACTACAAGACCAGATATTTTGGTATAAGGCTCAGAATCATAATAATTTTAGGTTAGGATCAAAAGAATTTTGGGAATTGTCTAAAAGTTTAGACAGTGATGATGATGACGAAGAAGACGCATATGATCCAAGTACTTCCAAGAAAAGGGGGTCTGGACCAATTATCAATGTACGTAAAACCAAATGGTAACGCAAATCAAGTTAAACTACCATAAATCTTATCTCAATTACTATTAAAGGTAATCTTCTACGGTTTTATACATAATAAATATGGAAAATAAAGAAGAACCAAATGGAAGTAATTCAGATATACCAGTTATAGCACCTGTGGTAGCACCCGCACCTGAACCTGTCGTGGCATCCGCACCGGAACCTGTCGTGTCCACCGCACCTGAACCTGTCGT